GCGCTGTTGTTTGGGAGGGCCTGGATTTGGCTCAATTCCTTCTTTGGTCAGATCCCTCTGCCAATCAGATTCCCTGAGTTTAGCTTCCAAACCAGGGGTTTCATTGAACCAGAACCGAGAGCGTTCTTTTAGATAATCAGTGTATACTAGGTGTGTGCTCTGAATCATTTCCCACACCTTCCACAATTTTGACTGAAGAACTTCATCCCTAGCCATGTATACATCGCTCATATCCTGAGCTAATTCTAAAGACCATGATGGTAAACACCAAAAGTCGTGTAAATGTTTCAGTGATAGAATAATGGAATCTAAATCCTGTTTTAACTCGATATCACTAATAACATTACCAACCATTTGTTTCATGGTCTCAGCATAATTAAAGTCATCACTTGCTGAAGGTGAGCCTACACTATAGAGAGTGTCCTCAACTCTATTTACGGAGTCATCGTCGAGCAATTCCTTACGTTTGCTTTCGCTGTCAGTGACGTTGACATTACGGGGTTCTGACGTTAGCCCATCGTTTAATAATTGATTTAAAGAAGTTTGTTAATTTCACAGGTAACCAGCCTGCCCATACCTCATGAGGGTTGAGCTCAACAGCTCCAAGAACCTCCTCCATAGAGTAAGGATGGGAATGAATTTGGGTTTGGCCAATATTACCAAATCGATCAGGATCACATAATCCACCAGGGGCTTCATAATCATCTTGAAAGGTAGTAATATATTTTAGTGGTTTAAACCACCTAGTGGGAGCATCTGTATTAAGTTCGCACTTCATTTCCGTGTGAGCTGTAATAGACCAATCAGATGTCCACTTCATATTGTATTTATCCAGATAATACAATGTTTCGGCTGTAGGAAAGTGTCGCGCCCGCAACCAAATTTCCCACGGCAATACTCGGGCTCTAACCGATCCATAGATGAATTGTTTAAAATAATCAGACATTCCTGGTACATGGTATAAATTAATTAAATTACCCAATGCACTGCCTGAAATAACTTCACGTATGTCGTTGTTAGCATCCCATTCTGCGAATATCCCGAATTTCATCCAAACCCTTACCGGATTGGGTGAAAGAATAACCCCATCATGAACAGGCATTAACCGCGCTGAACAAAAACTGAGATCAAATATGCTATCCTTGTAAGCTGGCTCCGCCTGAAATCCCATTTTCTCCCATAAGCGAGCCCAAGGAACAAATTCCCTAGGATGGAATATTAGGTTATCATCACCTT